TTTAAGCGAGGCATTACATGGCAGAATTACGGAACATATTGGCATGTTGATCACATCATACCTTGTGCGGCATTTGATCAGTTAGACATGAATCAACGCAAATTGTGTTGGCATTACACGAATTTACAACCACTCAAAGCAAAAGAGAATTTATCGAAAAGCAAAAAGATTATCAAACCGCAGATGAGTTTGTATTGCGTTAGCGTGCTCATGTTTTTTCTTCTTTGCTTGAACGACCTTGTTGGTCGCCTTTTGTTTGTATGTTTCTCTAGTGTCGTTTTTCTTGCGAAACTTTGTGCAGTCGAATGCAGCGACATTGCCGGCGAGGACATCACGCCACCCGACAACATAGTGACTTACCAATGCCCGGGTCACGCCGAGGTTCTTTGCGATCTCTGCCTGTGAGTGTGCGCCATTGAGTTCATCGAGGCCGAATGCGATTGCCAGAGCATGCACCATGACCGGCATATTCTTTGATCGGATCAGCAGGCCGATGACCGATGCGAGGATCTCTGCCTGTGTGCGGCGTGATGCGGCTCGGGAGTAGGCGATGATGTATCGCGCCTGATCTAGCGTCACGCCGAACTCATCCGCGATGATTTCCTCCTCTGAATCGATGAGTGCAGCCATGTCTGGCGTGTAGCTTTGTGCGATCACTTCACGATGGTTAAGATAATTTGATGATCGATGCAAGGCTTTTCTTACGGTAACGCGGTAACGGTCTGGTTACAAAGTGGTGTAACCGAGAAATCCCCAGATTCTATGCGGGATTCAGCCTCTATAATAATAATAATAACAAAGTAACATATTTATTTATATATAAGAGGATATGTGTTTTTATCTCTCTCTCTCTTTCTCTCTCTCTATAAGGGTGTATGTTTATTTTTCTGTTACTTTGTTACTTTTGCTGTAATCCGTTGAGGTTCATGGAGTTACACGGTAACAGCGTCTGTTACCACCGTTACCGGCGTTACCGGCTGTTTCGGCCCTGTAACCCGCATAAAACCTAGGATTTTGAAAATAATTGGAAATAATTCTTTACGATTCGGGGCGATTCTGCCAGATTGATTCCGTTGCCAGCAGGCAGCGCACAACCAGAACCAAGCAACATGAAAATCAAATCAGCAACCAAAAGAGCAGTCGCCAAATACGGAATCCAAACCTGCATCGATGCCTACGCAATGCACGAAGACGGCAATGGAGCCAGCACGGTCTCCCATAGCTTCTCAATCCTCAACGGCAACACGAATGCTGGAGATGCAGCGATCAACGCTGGACGAGATATCAACACCGTTCAAGTTCAAATCGCTTCCGCCATGGATGATTGCGGAACCAATGAAATCCGCACCATTGAAATGACGAAAGCCGAGGAACGAGAATACAATGAGGGCATGGCCAAAATTGCCGAAGCATGGGGCTAAAATGATCTAACCACCCCGCTGGGTTCCACCCCCAGCACAACCAACCAAAAAATATGAACCAAGAAACACCACCATGGATTCTCATGGGCATTCTGATCACAGCAGTCCTGCTCGGCATTGCTGTGACATCCGGCACCTTTGGAGGGATGTCGGATGTTGATGCATTCCGCGCATATGTAGAGCAAAAATAACGAAAGGAAAAAATGTGGATACTACCATCAACACTATTGAAATGTGCGCCGGATATGGTGGCATTGGACTTGGAATCAAAAGAATCTTTGGTGAGAGATTGCGAACCATCGCATATTGTGAGCTTGAGGGGTTTGCTCAAGCCAATCTCATCAGTAAGATGGAAAAAGGATTCTTGGATGTCGCACCTATTTGGAGCGATCTTAAAACCTTCCCATACGGAAGATTTCACGGATTGGTGGATATCCTCATTGCAGGATACCCTTGTCAGCCTTTCAGTGCCGCAGGAAAGCGAGCAGGAAAAGAAGACCCAAGACATCTTTGGCCTTGGATCGCAGACGGAATTAGAGCTATGCGACCAAGAATGTGCTTCTTTGAAAATGTCGAAGGACACATCTCGCTGGGACTCTCCAGCGTCATCAGCGACTTGGAAGAGTTGGGTTACCAAGTGTCGTGGGGAATATTCTCTGCGCGTGAAGTCGGCGCACCCCACCAGCGCAAGCGGGTGTTCATCTTGGCCCACCGCATCGGTGATGGACACGACTGGAGGGAGCTACAAGACAGAGTGGAAGGATGGACGGGCGGTGAGTTACCACAATCACACGAAGGAGAATCCTGTGGCGTATGGAGCGAAGCTCGCGGATGCGGTCAAGCATGGCCATCCCGCCCCGGCGAACCACAGAACGCATGGGAGCCGCCAAGAGTCGTGGGCAACGCCATCCACAATGCTGGGGTCGATGTATGTGGAACAAAATGCGGACAAGCGCAACAGCCCATCTCTAGTGACTCAGGCAGCATGGGCAACTCCTCGATGCTCGATGGCGCAGGACAAACAAGAGGACAGCGGGAAACACAGACTGGGAGAACAGGTGCAACACAACACGACAGGCAAACTCAACCCCCGCTGGGTCGAGACGCTAATGGGTCTACCGATTGGATGGTGCATGCCGAGTTGTATGCGACCTGTGACAATCGCACAGACGAGCTGCGACTGCTTGGAAACGGAGTCGTGCCAGCAACTGCCGAGCGAGCATTTAGAATCTTGATAGGTGAACTAACAACAGAAAGGAATAAACAATGCTGAAAAAAGATGACCCTTGCCCGAAATGCGGCGGGAAAATTGAGTGGGATATGGGCGACTCTGGTTCATATTGGGAACCACCAACCGCAGCGTGGATTGCATGCGGCAAATGCGATTACGAACCAAACGAAAACGAAATTGATTATGATTCATTCGACCCCTACCAAAAATATGACAAACGCTGAATACCACGCAATGCCCGGAATATCAAAGTCAGGCCTCGACCTGATTAACAAATCACCGGCCCACTACAAATGGGCGCAGGACAACCCATCCGAGCCGACCGCAGCGATGCGGATCGGGACGCTGACGCACCTTGCTGTGCTTGAACCTGATCGATTCGATTCCGAGTGCGTTGTGATGCCGACCATGGATCGGCGCACCAAGGCAGGCAAAGAAGCATATGAGGAATTTCAAGCGGCGCATCCCGGTGTCGATATGCTGACCTCGGACGAACATACTCGGGTCGTTTCAATTCGGGATTCAGTCCGAGCGCACCCGATGGGGCGCAAATTACTCGACCGCATCGCACAGGTTGAGGTTTCGACATTCTGGAAGGATGAGGACACCGGCGTTGTTTGCCGTTGCCGGCCCGATGGCATCTTGGATAATGGAATGCTGATCGACCTTAAGACCACCACCGATGCAGGCCGAGGGTTTGAGCGGTCGGTTCGTCAATATCGCTATCATGTCCAAGCTGCGTTCTATGCAATGGGTATGGCAGGTGCGCCGATGATATTCATCGCAGTCGAGAAAGACCCACCATATCTGGTCGCGTGTTACATGCTTGATCCAGACTCATTTGCTGATGGCGAGTATGCAGCGAGGCAGAACCTTGAGACATACGCAGAATGTCTGGCGACCAACACATGGCCGGGATATTCGGCGGGGATTCAAACGATTAACATTTCGGAGGTATGAAGCGATTCAGAATTTACACAGCATCCGGTCGTGATTTCCTTTGCGTGGTTTCTGCTAAATCTAGCGAGTCCGCATTGAAAACCGCGAAGGGCATGTTTCAACTGACCAGATCAGCCTTTGCGTTAGTTGAAACACCATACGAGGCAGCAGCAATGGCAAAGCGTTTATCTGTAACTAAATAAAAAACATGAAAACAACACAATACACAGGAAAGGTTAGCGGGATGAAATCATCCCCTTGGTTAGCGTCCGAGGATCTGCTCGGCATCAGTCCGCAGCAGGTCGTCATCAGCGGCATCTTCCAGCATGAGGATGTCCCTATGGATGGTGGCCGAAAGGAGAAACTGCTGTTTGCAGTCGGATTTGAGAAGATCGGCAAGCAGATGATCCTCAATGCCACTAATCGGAAATCGTTATCCCGCCAATTCGGTGCTGATACCAAATCATGGATCGGCAAGTCAGTGTCGCTGTTTGTGCAGGACGGAATCAGGAAACCCGGCGGTAAGCCCGGAGAAACCACCACCGGCCTGCGGATCGGCGTGATCGGGTCAACACCAGTCAAATCGGCAAAGGAGGTTATCGATGAACTGGAATGATCCTGTTGAGGCATTGCCGGTGCTAAAGCGTCTGGCTATTGCAGAGAAACTGCGCCAGTTGTCTGGTCACATGGGGACTGCCGAGGCTGCGGCATTGTTTGCAGCCGATGGTAAGACCACCAAGGAGGTCTGTGACGATCTGGGCGTGATGCGTCCGATCATTGCGACTCGGCTCGGAACATTGGCGAAAAAGGGGTTTCTGCTCCGGGTCAATGGTGGTTGGTTACTGACCGAAAAAGGCAAATCGATCGTCTATGGTTAATTTGCGGTCATACCAGACCGATCTGGTCGAGTCGATTCGGTCGGTGTATCGGCAGGGTGTCATGCGATGCCTTGCCGTTGCGCCTACCGGATCGGGCAAGACCGTGGTGTTTTCTTACATCGCGCAGCAGTCGCTATCGCGTGGAAGTAGGACGCTGATCCTAGTCCATCGGCAGGAACTGCTCGACCAGACCAGCAGGACGCTGACGGCATTTGGGGTGCCGCATGGGGTGATAGCAGCGGGGAGGTCATCTGACGCGACAGAACGCATCCAGATCGCATCTGTGCAGACTCTGGTGCGGAGGCTGGATCGCGTTGCCGAGCCGGATCTGATCGTCATCGATGAGGCGCATCACAGCATTGCCGGGTCATGGCGAAAGGTCATTGACCGATTCCCATCGGCGCGAGTGCTTGGAGTCACGGCAACACCCGAGCGTCTGGATGGCAAGGGTCTTGGATCGGTGTTCGATCAGATGATCATGGGGCCGAGGGTAGCAGATTTGCAGCGGGATGGTCATCTGTCATGGGCTAAATATTATGCACCGACCACGGCAGACCTGTCAGGGGTTGGGAATCGGGCAGGAGATTATGACCATGCTGGTTTGGAATCGGTAATGGATCGACCGACGATTACTGGTGATGCGGTCGATCACTATGCTCGACTGGCGCATGGAATGCCGGCGATCGCGTTTTGCGTATCAATCGCCCATGCTCGGAATGTCGCAGAATCATTCTGCCGATCAGGATATGATGCGGCGACGATTGACGGCACCCTGTCTGCCGAGGATCGGCGGGAGCGTGTCCAGATGCTCGGTGATGGTCGCCTGTCGGTGCTGACATCCTGCGAGATCGTAAATGAGGGGTTTGATGTGCCGGTCGTGGGTGCCGCGATTCTGCTGCGTCCAACCCAGTCGTTAGGATTGCATTTGCAACAGATCGGGCGGGTGCTGCGTCCTGCGCCTGGCAAGACTCATGCGGTGATCCTTGATCATGCAGGGAATCTGGCGCGTCATGGTCGGGCCGAGGATGATCGGGACTGGTCATTGCAGGATAAGCCAAAACGGAAAAGCGGATCTGGATCGGATGCGTTGCCTGTGAGACAATGCCCGGAATGTTTTTGCTGCCATGCGCCAACCGAACCGGCCTGCCCGGAGTGCGGTCATGAATATGAGGTGCAAGGCCGAGAGATTGAGCATGTCGATGGTGAATTGGTAGAATTTAGCGGATCGAGGTTGACTAGGCAGCAGGAGGTTTGGCAGGCTCGGACATTCGATGATTTATTGAGAATACAAAAAGCCAGAGGATATAAGCCCGGTTGGGCGAGGATCGTCTGGGGCAAAAAGAAGAACAAACAATGAAACCAAACATAAGAACCATACTGGCAAAAGCCATAGAGCAGGGAATCGAATACGGATGGAGTCGGGCGCACAAGCACACTGATGAACCACACCCATCGAAGATCATCGAGTCCATCGAGATCGAAATCTGGAATGAGATCGATGAGGTGTTCGATTTTGAAATCAAGCCGGAGGTGCTGCTGTGAGTGACAACCAAGACTGGGATTGCCCAACTTGCGGCAGACCGACACCGACCGAGATCGATGTGGAATGCCATTGCGGCATGATGGCATCGCATCATGTTAGCGTCTGGACGATGTGCAAGCGACTGCGTGAATCACAGCAGAGAGAGTCTGCGTTGATTGTTGAAAATAACGAGCAGGCGAGACTGCTTGGAATGTCTGCCGAGCGTGAGTGCGATTTGCGCGGGAAGCTGGAACGCGAACACGCCCTCGCGGATCGGTTGGCGGAGGTGTTGGACTACTACTATTCCGAAGATTCCAGACACCATATCGCCAGCAATCGGGCGTATGCTCGCGCCGCTTGGAGTGCCATCGCCGCATGGAAGGAGGCCCGCAGTGAGTAAAAAAACCACCAACCAAGCAGGAAAAGGTGATAAGCCGAGGCCGGTCGATATCGATGTCTACGGTCATAATTTTGACGCAATTTTCCGCAAAAAATCTTGGCCCAACGACCCCGAACCATTTGAGTCCGAGGATCACGATAATGATGCAGAAACCTACCCTGAACAATGAATGAATTTCTTCTCTATTTCCTGCTGATTTTCGGCGGGTATTTGATAATCATAACCACACCAGAATAATGATAGACGAAACGATTGGCAAAATAATCATCCAGAGAGATGTAGCATTGGAGGAAAACAGGCGATTGCAGAACAAACTCAACGAATACAAGCAGAGGTGTTTTGAGCTTGAGGCGATGCTGGATAAATACGCAGCGAGTCTGTCGCGCAGGGTTGATCGGATCGAGGCCGAGTTGGACATTCTGCGATGAAAAGCGAATCCTATATCCAATCTTTGATCCGGCAGAATGTCGGCAATGGGCCGGTGCGATTGTTCCGTAACAATGTCGGCGCGACCAAGACGGTTGACGGCAGACTGATCCGCTATGGTCTGGCTAAAGGCAGCGCAGACCTGATCGGATGGGTCAGTCGAGTGATCAAGCAATCAGATGTCGGCAAGACGATCGCGCAATTCGTATCGATCGAGGTCAAATCACCGACCGGCAAACCTCGGCCCGAGCAAATTGCATGGGCGAAAATCGTTGCCGAGGCAGGTGGTCTGTCAGGCATCGCTCGGTCAATCGATGACGCGCAGAATATAATTTCCCAACAACAACAACAAATAAATGAGCAACATAATTAGAGTAAAATTAGATGTCACAAAAATCGACAAATCAGCAATCCATGCCGGAGAAAAAGGCAAATACATCGACATCACCTTGCTGGGCAACCGTGATGGTGAGGATCGTTTTGGGAATCACTATATGGTGGTTCAGGATCTGGGACAGGCTCGGCGCGAGGCCGGGGAGAAAGGCCCGATATTAGGTAATGGCAAGGTTATCGGACAAAAACCATCGATAACACCAGCGCAGCCGACATTAATCGCATCAGAGTCGGATGAAAGCGTCCCATTCTGATCGGATCGACTGGAAGGGATTTTTTACCGATTCAATCATTGGTGATTCGTTCATCGCAGATGCCCCAGCAAAGGCATCTGCGGTGGCGAGTGCCAAACGGTATGGGATCAAACTGCGGTGCCGAAAACGCACCCAAGGGGATTTCCTGTGCCAGATCATCGATGCTATTGACGAACGGCAAAGAATTCTGTCAGCATTCGCGTCCCTTCCATTGGACAAACTAAAGGCAATTTACAAAGCGGCGAACCAAGCAAAAATAATATGAACCATGATTTTAACGAATTAAGCGAAAAAGCATTACCATACATCGAAAGCATTTGCCGGGAGTTATTCCCGAGCGGTAAGAAATCGGGCAAGGAATACAAGATCGGTGGACTGACTGGTGAGGCAGGGTCATCTCTGTCGATCAACACCCAGACAGGCATGTGGGCAGATTTCGCGGCAGATGAAAAGGGTGGTATCCTGCGATTGGTGCAACTTGCCCGGAACACCGACATCAAGGCCGCAGCGGAATGGTTGGCGGATCGAATCGGGTCTGCGCCTGTCATGGCACCATCAAAGTCCGAGGTTTGGGTGCCGATGCCATTTTCACCATCTGTTCCGACTAATGCTGATTTTGTAAAGAAAGGCCGGAAACCATCAGCGGTCTGGGAGTATCTCGGCAAGGATAAAGAAATCCGAGGGTATGCCGTCAGATTTGATTCGGCATCTGGCAAGGAGGTGCTGCCGTTGACATGGTGCAAATCACCAACTGGTGCCGAGGGGTGGAAGTGGAAGGCAATGGCCGAGCCTCGACCATTGTTCAATATGCCTGCGCTGATCAGGTCATCTGACCCGGTGATCATTGTGGAGGGCGAGAAAGCGGCATCGGCGTTGATTGAGGCAGGATTTAACGCGACAACATGGTCTGGCGGGTCATCAGCGCATGCAAAGACTGACTGGTCGCCGCTAAATGGCCGAGAATGCGTTATATGGCCCGACAACGACTCTCCGGGCATGGTTGCCGCAGAGGCGATCGCAAAGCGTCTAGAATCGATCTGTGAGCAAATCAGCATGGTTGTGCCTCCCATCGATTCCAAGGCGGGGTGGGATGCCGCTGATGCCACACCAGAGCAGATGCGTGATCTGATCCAGCATTCCGAGGCTCGGGCGAACATTACGCCAGAAATCGATGCCGCACCCGCCCAGTCCGATCGTGTTGCCGATCTGCCGTTCCGACTGCTCGGGGCCGATGGTGATCTGTTTTATTACATGCCCGATAGATCGCAGCAGATCGTTAGTCTTGCTGCGGCGGCGCATAGCAAAAACAACCTAATGCGCCTTGCCCCGCTGCAATCGTGGGAAATTGTTTTCCCCGGCAATAACTCGGGAGCAAACTGGGATGCCGCGATCAATGCACTCATCCAGAGGTCACAATCGATGCCGATGTTCGATTCCCGCAGAATCAGAGGCCGAGGATGTTGGATCGATGGCAAGGATATCGTTTACCATGCCGGTGACAAACTCGTCGTGAATGGTGAGTTTGTCCAGATTCCTGCCTACAACTCGTCACGCCGGGCGATTTACCATGGTGCGCTTGAGATTCCGACCGAAACCGACCAAGTGGCGACCAACTCGGAATCCGCAAAACTCATCGATCTCTGTGAGATGCTATCGTGGGAGCGTCCGCTGTATGGCAAACTTCTTGCAGGGTGGTTGGCACTTGCCCCGATCGGTGGCGCATTGAGATGGAGACCGCACCTATGGGTCACCGGCCCATCTGGATCTGGCAAGTCATGGATTGTATCGAACATCATTCAGCCGCTCGTCGGTGATGCTGCGGTGCATGTGCAGGGTGCAACATCCGAGGCAGGCATTCGCGGCACCCTTGGGAGTGATTCACTTCCTGTCGTGTTCGATGAGGCAGAGTCAGAGGATAGGGCATCGCAGACTAGGTTTGAGTCAATCTTGACCCTTGCCCGGCAATCCAGCACCGAGACTGGTGCGGGAATCGTGAAGGGAACGGCACAGGGTGGATCAGTGACATACCTTATCCGCTCGGCATTCCTGTTCGCATCGATCGGGGTGGCTGCGGTCAAGAAATCCGATGTGAGCCGCATTTCGATCCTGCAACTGCGAAAGAATCTTGGGCGTGATGCCTCGGAGCATTTCGATCGGGTGGTAGCACTTTGGAAAGAAACTGTCTCAAATGAGGTTTATTGTAGCAAATTCCGCGCGAGGTGCATCAGGAACGCAAAGATCATCCGCGAGAACTGCGAGATTTTCGGCCGCGTTGCCGTTGAATTTACAGGTGACAAGCGATCAGCAGATCAGATCGGTGCGTTATTAGCGGGTGCCTATTCGCTCACCACAAGCAAGATTGTGAGCGAAAGCATTGCACTTGAGTTCATGCGTGGGCAGGACTGGGCGGGATTCAAGTCCGAGGATGTGGACAATGATGAGAACCAATGCCTTGCCCACCTCGCTGCCAGTCAGATCAGATTCGATGTTGCCGGTGCAAATTACCAGCGCACGATTTCCGAGGTCATCGCGGACATTCAGAGTGATCCACTTTCGGAGGATGATGCAGGAACGATGTTGCGCCGAAAGGATCGGATGGATGCCTTGCAGCGCAATGGTGTCAGATTCTGCCCAGAGACTCGCGGTATACTGGTCGCCAATAACCACCCACAGCTTGAACAGATTTTTGCACCCACCGCATGGGGAGCAGGAAAGTGGAAACACCAGTTGGAGCGTGTGACCGGCGCAAAGCGGATGGGTGTGATGGCATTCGGATCACAATGCAGACAACGGTGCGTCTGGATTCCTATTTAGACGCTGCCCAGATCAAACCGACATTTGCCATAGCATAGGATGCCCAGACCAATGCCCAAGGCATGTTACCTCGTAATGCGTAAATGGCACCCACCGAGAAATAGAGGACGGTGACGATGCCAACGATATATTGCTCGTATCTCATAAAAAAATTAGCGTCCCGAGGGGTTGCCTCGGGACGCTGCACAATGAAACAAGGAACGCGAACCAAAGCGAACCAAGGGAAATCTACCGAGATTTTTTCTGTCTGGCAAGATCATTTTGTAAATTATTCCAATCGGCAAATCCATGATCGAGTCTGGAATCTGTGACAGATCGCTGACATTTTGCACCACCGCACCAGATCAGTCTGGCACTTGGTTGATAGTCATGGTCTGGTTTTTTCCCGCATGTTTGGCATGGCATGGATTTCTCGCGCAGATAGAGTATCGCAAACTGCGACTCCATCAGGATCTGATCGGCATCGATCACGGTTTGCTGTATAGATTCATCGTGCGACCATTCATCCTAGCCTTGCGCTTTACCAGCAGACCCTTGGTGATGAGCGTGTTGAGGCGACTGGTCGCAGAACTGACGCTGACTGATTCGCCTTGAGCCGCGAGGCTGCGGATAAAATCATCCACAGAAAATTCATCGTCTCGCTTTTCATCGGCTGAAAGTTCAGCGAGTGCATATTGCAACGATGAAAGGTTTCCTATTTTTTTTGCCATGTTATCTTAATGTGTAAAGGTTTTGGCTTATTTTGCGGTATAAACGCGAGGATGCACGATCGGCAATTCGCCCCGCTCGACATTGCGCCAGTCAAGGATGATTGCGCTCGGCTGCGGGACGGCAGCAGGCACCACCTTGCGTCCGAATCGGGTGATGCCCTGCCATGCGCCGGTGACGATCGACATTGAGTTGCCATCGCTCCAAATGCCATGACGATGCCTATGCGCTCGGCAAATGACCTTGGGGATCGGCCTGCCCATCCGCGCAGCCTCATGGATCTCAACACCGAGGTTAATGCTATGCTGTGCAGCTTCTAGGTATGGTCTGCTGGTCGTCCCGATATGGTGCGCGAATGAGACAAGGCACCCATGCACATCGAGGTCGAGCCTATCCCATGCGTGTTGCCCAGTCTGCGGGTCGCGTGTGCCATTCAGAGCAGCACCGATGCGGATCTCATCGTTGCGGGTGTGGCATTCTGTGCCTTTGACGGCATGCAACCGAGCTGCGCGGGTTGCTAGTTTAGACAAAACCTCAAGCACCGCAGTCGTCTGGTCGCCAACATCGGCAGACATAACTTGAAGGGTGCGATGGTGGATGCCTTCCACAAGGTCACCATTTAGGACAAGGTCGAAATCATCTTTGCCGATTGTGGTCGAGGCCCATCCAAGCATGTCGTTCCAGCAGGCCCATAACCATTTCTGGAATTTATTCTGACCTATCGGGAAACCTTCATTGGATATAAATTTATCCGGCCAGAGTCCGACTGTGCTGCCAATGTGAAGGTCAGACAATAACAGAACGACCTTGGATTTAGTTTTCATTTATTTGCGTTTTAGTTTTGCGGTGATCTTATCCCATGCCGGGAAGAATTGATTGTCGATGCACCGTGTGATGACTTCCTCATCGTAGAATTTAGAGTAGCTGATGCCAGAAACGGCAAATGCAGCGTGTAGCATTTCATGACGCAGCGTTTCGATCATCGTCTGATCATCAGCATTCCGAATCGTAATCTTTTTATCATCAAATTCGAATTGCCCATGATCGACCATGCCATCCTCGACCGAGATCGAAAATTGCATGCCACCGATCTCGACTGATTTTGGAAATGTCATTGCGTAGCTTGAAAGTGCATTGCGTCTCTGCCGATCGCCCAGCCAAGCCCGAGCCAACCTTCTTTCGCAAATTCTTCCATCACCAGAATCGGCATGGTTGCGTTGACCGGCCAAGCACGGTGGTTGCCGTTCGGCGCGGGATCGAGGTCAATCGCGGCACCTCTGGCATGCAGGGATGGCAATGATCCTCCGCGCATCGGTCTGTTGTTGTAGCATCCGGCATACTGCCCAAGGATGTAAGCGCATGGGGTTTCATCAAGCGCAACAATGACTCGGCGCAGCGAATCAGCGACCTTCTCATGGCAGCGGATCGATCGCACCGTCTGCCCATCGTATTTCACGCCGAGGTTAGCCACATCGATTGATACGAGTTTTGATTCATCGCCCGGATGACCATAGAATGCGGTCAGACTCGATTGATCAGACTTCGGCCATGGGTTGACCTCCGGCATCATTGATCGGAGATGATCCTTGCAGGCCCGAATGGATTTCGGACCCCAGAATCCGTCCGGGGTCGTGCCGATCCGTTTCTGTAAATGGAAAATCTCGTTGTAGGTCATGTTTATGATATGCTGTATATGTCAAGTCACGCTTGACCAATTTCGCATAAGTCAAGCAATGCGCCGCCAGATGCAGGATTCCATTCCGCAACCCTTGGACAGTCTCGCGACCTCGGTCTGAAGGTGAGAAATGATCCGATCTTGAGCCTCAAGCCTGCTGTTCATTGTGCGCCACAGGACACCGGCCAGGGTAGCAATAATGCCTCCCGAGCCGAGCAGCACCGACAAAACCCATTCAACTGGTATGGTCATTTCGCTGATTTTCCGATTGATTGCAAAGCTGCATCGGCAGCGTTTAGGACGATCTGCGCTTTTTGGATCTCACCGACCGAGCAGGACGCTAGAAACACGGTTGCTAGGATAGCAGTGATTTTCATTTGAGCGAGTCCTGTGCGTTGATGAGTCCGAGTCCAGCAGTCACGGCGGCAATGGTAGCTGCAATGTCTGGTGATCCACCATTGAGTAGCTGAATGCTAAAATTGGCGACTGCGGTAATAACGGTTAAAATGCCTAGTGCGGTAGTTTTCATGGTTGGGTGGTTTTTGCGGAGAGTGTGTGGGTGGTGATGGTCATGCCCAGAAAATGTTAGGAACGGATTCGTCTGCGGGCCGTTGTTCGCCGGAGTCGGAAGCCCAGAAAATAAACTGCTCGCCGCCCTCTGGAATCGGGATGCCAGCAAGATCGCGGAACAGCACCCACCAGTCCGAGCCATTATGCTCACCGATGATGTGGAGTGCGTATTCATGTGACGCGAGAGTGATCTGCTCGTTGCCGTCCTCGTCGATTACAGCAAATCCGTTGGCTAGTCCGAACTGGACTGCTACTTCGCGTGAGGGGAATTTTAAAAGGTAGTCCGTCATGCCGTGAGGGATTGGAGTTTGGCGTTGGGGAGGCGTTTCTTGTAAAAGCGGATGGCTGCTAGATGACCATTGATTTGCAATGTCCCATCCCTATTCCCAATTTGCATTGTTGTTGGTGATGGCAAAGTTCCGCTTGTGTCTATGCCTACAATAGTCCCAGCATAGGCGAACGAAAAATCATCTAGTTTGTATGCGTAAGACAGTTTAGATCTTGATATTGCAACATCCGTTCCTGTTGATGGTGCCGCTTGAGTTACAAATCCAGTAAGCACACTTGTCGCGCCCCATCTTAATCCAGCAGCCTGAAACGCAGCATTGGTTTTGTAGATTCCATGTTGGTTTTGGGCTGAACCCGAATTAACAGCTAAAACAGTTGCCAGTTGGGCAATCGACTGAGGTGTAACATCAGCAAACAAAGTTCCCTCACTCTGATTATAAAAGCTCGTAAAGTTCGCCCCCGTAATACTACACACATCCGCGCTACGCACCACGCTGCCAGTCGTCGTCGGGATGTAGGAGGTGGCGAAGGAGCCTGCTTCTAATTGTGCGCCCCATGCCCAGAAAGAATCCACGGAGTTGCCAGCGTAGGTTCTTGATGACCCCGATGCTGGCCCGATTCGCAAAGTAGTATCTGATGTTGCCCCAGCCGTCCCTGTAATTATGCAGCGATACCATCCGTTCCCAACTTGCTGGATAGATGCTGTCCCTGCGGTTGCTAGAACTACTGAACCAGACCCAGTTAAATCAAATATAGCATCAGCAGGAAGTGTCACGGCATTCCCCGCCCAAATACTAACTCTCGTTACTTGATTGGGTTTGAAATAGCAACTTACCGTGTAGGCTGTGCCGCTTGTCACTGTTCCAGAAACCGCTGGTAACCGCTGAACGACTTGATAAGTTGTTGTGGTCGCTCCCACCGTAAGAAGGTCAGCGTCAGTCGCCCCAGATGGTGATGCTGTGTTATTTGCGGATATGGTTAGGTTTCTTGTGTTTCCTTGTTGGTTCCATTCAGAAGCACCAAAATCGTCACTTCTTACTGTTAAGTTCGTCCTGCTCTCCTCGATCAGCAAGCCACGGCACACGCCAGCAGAGGTGTGGTCGAAACGGGGGGTGTTGATAGCAGCACTCTGGATCAGTCCGTTGCTCCCCACGAATGTAGCACTACTCGCACGGGTGAATGTTGGTGTTGGACCAATCCTTGCGTTGATTGATTTCGTCTGGGCGAACGGCAGATCAAGCGACAACTGGTCGCCGCTCGATAAGTTGCCCCGTGTCTGTTGAAGGATTATCATACCAAGTTGCCGCTCACATTGTACATCCCAGACGCAACTCGCATAATAGATGCCGGTGCGTGCTGACCTGCGGTTTTGAGCAGATTACCAAAGCTGTTGAGCGTCGCGCTCGATCCAGCGACGAAGGTCACTTGTCCAGTGCCTGCTTGGATCACCATGCAGGAAAACCCAGCGGCGAGCGTCGAGGGGACAGTGACCGTCACAGCGGTCGCGGCGGTGCAGCGCACCACTTTGTTGTTGTCGGTATCAGCGAGGGTGATCGCGGTGTTCGCGTTGTCGGCGATCGTCAGCGATGGCTCTGGGCCGGTTGGGCCTGCTGGGCCTTGTGAGCCGGTGTCGCCTTTCGCGGCGATCAGTTGCCAGATGATGTCTTGGTAGGCATCTGGGAAATAGCCCACAGTTCCGTTTATGTATAGAATGCAGTACCAGAGAGAACCATTGTATGTGACAATATCGCCAATGTTATACGCTTCATTGTCTGATCCAACCCATTCTCCCCTAAAATTCCAAAGCGCTTCATTACCTGTCACATAGAAATCGAATGTGACAATCTCGTTGTCGGCGAACGCAGAACCAGAAACATATGTCCCATTGATGTGGTGATGATTGCCCTCGTCGGTGACGCTGGTGACGAGGAAGTTGAAATGGCTGGTGTCCGAGTTTGAATTGCTGCGGATGACGACCCGCGCCTTGATCGTTGAGGTGGAGTCGTCAATCAATGCCAGCAATGCACTAGTGTCGTTGCCGTCGAAATCGGTATCTCTAATTGAGATGCGCGTCACAGCGCTCAAGGTCGCGCTGTTGAATTTCAGATGCCCGGCACTCGGCGCACCATCGTTTGTCTGAGTTTCGAATCTGTATTTTAGTCCGGCACGGTCGCCTTGTGGACCTGCTGCCCCGGTTGCCCCTGTTGCACCTGTTGCACCTGCTGGGCCGCGAGAACCATAAGAAACCTCCAAATCGGAGGAACCTAAACCAGTGATGACGGTGACGGTTGTATTACTCACAGGGTGTTATCAGCGTTGATTTTCAAATCACCAATTAAGCGAGACTTAATCACTCCATCTGCATCGGTCGTTTCCAATGCCCATGAATATATACCGGCATCGAGCGACAAGATACGAGACTCAACTGTGATGTCCCATTGCCGGGCAGCGGTTTTGTTCAGCGTTACCTGACCGGCAGTTGCGCTGGTCAGAGTCAATGCCGCTGCACCATTGGAATCTTTGAGCTGAAATTTCGCGCTGCTTAAAACAGCATCGAACTCAGTCGAATCAGTCGAGGTGATTCGCCATGTCAATCCATCCCAAGTTGCGTCTTTGTAGGTGCAGGGGAGATGGACAAATGGTGGGCCGCATGACATTAGTCTTGTCCGACAACGGTGATTTGAAGCGCACCAGCAGCGGTCGAGGTAAATGTATAAGTAGTTTCAGCCAGACCCGGTGCAAACAGGTAAGAACCATTAGCCGCAATGCTGAACAGATCATCGCCGGTGCCGTCCACAACGAATCCAGAGGACACAGTCTTGAACAATTCCGCGTTGATCGTGGTAATGCTGGCAAGGGTTACACCCTCGAAATCTTTACCATCACCATCATAGATCAGAACACCATCGGTTGCGGTTCCTGCGAGTGTGTCAGCAGATGTCGAAGCGGTCGTGATGCCGGTCGATGTGCCGTTGGCAAGCGCGATGTTCAAAGTTGAATCGGTCGCTGGGAAAATATTGGTCGAAATCCCTGCGCTGGTGATGACAGTCGGCTTACGAGTAAGAACGATTGAGGTTGTGGTGCCGCTGACGCTGAACAAAGCAGAAACAGCAGTATCGGCAGCGAGTGCAGTGCGAACCTTGCCGGCCCAGACCGAGGCAGTGTCACCATTGACAACAGCAACCGAGATGGTCTTGGGTGAACCTGTCATCCCAGCAGCGGTAACAGTCACAGACGCATTTCCAGATCCAGTAACAGTCCCGGCGGCGGTAGCAGTTTCGATTTGAGCGGCACCGGCAACCCAAGTTGTCGAGCCGGTCGTTGAGCCGGTCGATGGGTTTAGCGAAAGCACATCAGATGCCCCGGCGAAAAACCCTTGCAGAGAATAAGCCACATCGGCTTGATTCAATGATATCGTTTCTGGATTTGCTCCAATTTGAACTGATCCGATCAGATTCGTTGATACTGGGGTGGCTTTTGTCTGAAGTCCGACCGTGGCGCGGGTATTGGTGATATTCATGAGCGTCTAATGTGGTGAAATTGTCAAAAATCACGCCATCGAGAATGTTATGTTTGCTTGGGTTGCTGGCTCAAATGGTGGATTCGGTGGAGTTCCTGTTGGCTGGATAGAAGCATTAAGCCAAAAAATTTTCGGGCATGTTGTTGCTGGTAACTCTATGCTTTGCGATGCTGTTCTGGCATCAGTATCGATATACGATTCAACTTGTGATCCATCAGCGGAATAAAGCGCAGCGACCAGAGAAATGTTTTCTCTCAACTCATATGTCCCTTCATCCAAATCCCATGCAGGTGTCGCTGAAACTGAAAGATTTACCGATGCGGAAATCGGATCTGTTGCGATATAGGCGAAAAATCCACGCAGCACAGTTTGCCCCGCCACAGCATTTCCTTGCTCATCAAAACTTGCGCTAGATTGAACAACTGCATTTGTTAATACTGGTGTGGTTGTGCCAACCGTCTTTGTCCACCAGTATTGCCAAGGCCATGTCTCTGAATTAAAATCAGCGCAATTGATCGGCATCAATCGACTTGCGCCGAACGGGGTCGTCCAATTAAAATCACATTTTGTTCGCAGAATGCTCACGATGTCTGACGAAATAAGACAACACCAGTTACTTCGTAATTATCTTCGCACAAACTCACTTCCTTTTCTTCATACTGTGACCAAGAAAGTGTGCCTCCATCTACTGAAAGAAGATAAATGCCCTCCCCACTAGGTATCGCTGGAAGTTTTAATTTGCGTCCATCATATAGCCCATCGTCTGACTCGATCCACCCTTCTTCAGCAACGAGTGCGGCATAGTGAAAATTACGCATAAGGTCATTTGCCGAAATGCGGTGAGGATAACCCGTGCCATCGGCTGATGGGGGTTGTTTAGCTTTATCGGTGAAATCTATTGGGAGGTTAGCGTTAGCCATAATTTTTTTTTATATAAACGCAACAGTATTTTCACTGTAACCGCTTAAAATTGTCAGTTCTGTAAATTTACCGAAATTTGTGCGTTTGATGTCTTTAGCTTCAACAGTAAGGTCTGCTCTTAAATCGAGTATATACCAAGAACTAACGCCATCTCTTATAGCGTCATCTGATAACAAATCAGGAAATGGTATGTTCAAAGGATTTATATCTTCATCTAAAACATTTTCCTTGATGACTCTGGTTGTTATTGCTTCATAACCACGAAAAATGCCTGACGAATAGTAAATCTCATCGTAGCCCCTATATTTCCATCTGAACCTTGAAGTAAATTTCTGACCCGGAACAATATAAGAAACTCCAGTCGTATTCGTTCGACCGTATGCCGTAACAATGTACTCTGTGAATCCATGAGGCATCCGTTTTTCTTGAATCGCTGGGAAAATTGATAATCCATCAATGGAAGTGTCATTTTCAGTAATTAAAGTGCCGTTTATTTCAAACTGCTGCCGATGCGTTGATTCAAGCGATGTCCTACCGATAAACGATTGATCAACCTTAACCAATCCACTCGGGAAAGTTGAAACCGTGCGATTCCCTTGTGGGATTAAAGCGTCTGGGGTTTTTTGGTAAATAATGTTTGCCATATTAGTATCCTAATGCCGTGACTGGCAGTTTCTTGCCGATTCCTGTGACCTCTGTTAAAATTGATTGAAGCACCCCAGTGTTAGGGTCTTTTTTCTCGTCTGGTTTTGCCGGCTCCTTTTCGCCTTCTTTGCCCGGCTTGTCCTGTTGTTTTCGTTTTTCTAATTCATTTTGGATTTCTTTCTCAAGCTCACTTCTTTTTTTACCACCTGTTTCAATGCCTAATTCTTTAGCCATATCGGCTACTGAAGTCCTAGCCTTGCGTTGCTCCTTTTCCGCTTGTGCTATTGCTTCCTCATCGGTCATCCCTTCAGCTTTGTATTTTTGAAGTGCTAATTCTTTTTTGAAATCAGCAAACAATTGTCCTGTTTTTTGCTTTTCTTCTTTACCAGACTGTTGCCTTTGTATTCGCTCCATGCCACTAATGTCACCTCTGGATTCAGCTTCTCCAAATTCTCTACGCAATCTGCCACCCGGATCTTCCTTTTCTTCAGCAACTCTCCTATCCAGATCCTCCCGCATCTGTTCAGACAGAGATAGTTGTTTTTGCATCTCCTTGGTTTGATCTTTTTTATTCGCTAATATGTTTGCATCAGCATTGTTTTGCTTTTCAGTAGCAATAACCAATGCCTCTTGGTATGTTTTGCCGTTTTTAATTTCCTCGGCAATTAGTTTTTCCAATGCAAGTTGTCTTTCGAGTTGTTTTACCTTGGTATCATCACCAAGCATTTTTGCCTCTTTGATTTGCTCCTCAAGGTCAGCAATCACCTTTAATGTTTTCTGATATTGCTCTTGTCGTGTAATCCGCTTGTAATCGTATTTTTCTGCTTCAAGTCCTTGTTCTCTGATTGATGCTGCTTTTTTCTCTTCCAGTTGCGCGAGGAGTTTTTGATTTTCTGCAATGATTTCTTGCGTATTTATAAAATCCTTTGATCCGGCTAAAGTCTTATCAAATGCTTTTCCGGCCTCATTAAAGCCATAAACTAAATCGGCAGGCACTTGAGCAAGTGCATTTTTCATTTGTGACGACTTGTTTGCGATTCTCATATCAAGCACATCAATGCTTTCAGCGATCCGCGCAGCCATTATACTTCCCCATCCCGGAATTACCTCAAGGATGGTTTTCAAGCCTTCTCCGACTGATCGGGAAAACTTCATGCCAAGAGTTTCAAATGTGCCAGTGATGATCGTATAAAGTCCAGAACCCGGGCCAAGAACTGCCTTTAGAAATTCAGCAACTGCTGAAAACGATGCCTGTGCATGTTTGACTATTGAATTAAATGATTCGGCTGCTGACAATCTCATCGCATTAAATGCAATTTCCATTGCCAGTTTAAACTCGCCGAGTGCCAAAGCATCCATCGCTGATTTGAATGCCTGCATTCCTTGGCCGGCACCGATCAATGCTTGTCCAATTCTCTCACCGAATGCAGCGGCATCGAATTGAGTCATCACGGTCGTAATAAACTCCAGAGCAGGTGCAACTTTAGAAAGCAACCCAGCGGCAAACTCCATGAATTTCCCCTTGATGATCTCAATGTTATCGCTGACATCATCGAAAACCTTGCTGAATCTCGTCATGATGTCCGGCATTGAGCCGAGTTGCTTTTTGGCTGTTTCCAATCCACCTGATAAATCCATCAGAACTGGCAGCAATTTGCCACCGGCTTTTCCAAATATTTCAATTGCCACAGCAGATCTCTCGGCATCATCTGGAATTTGTTGAATCCGTTCAGCGAGGATTTTCATCTGCTCGATTGGAGCCTTGCCTTGCAGATCTTTAAAAGTTAGTCCAAGTCTTGAAAGTGCCTCATTGTTCTTATCGCTGCCATTCGCGGCATCGACCATGAATTTCTGCATCTTATTGATCGTTGGGCCGACTGCCTCGGCACTGTTTCCGGCATTCTTAAATGCTTGTTGTAGCAGCATCAAATTGCCTGCGCTCTCACCAGTCCGATCCGACAGATCCTTGAGTTGTCCACCGAGATCGAGTGCTTCACCAAATCCTTGAAACACTTCCCTGACCAATGCACCTGCGGCTTTAATCGCACCAAATCCAACTGCCAACCCAGCACCGGCCTTGACCATTGAGGCGAATGAACTGGTGACGCTACCAGAAACCTTCTTAACATTATCGTCGATCGTCTTGGTCGATTCGTTGATCTTTTTTACTGTGCTGGTATATCCTGCATCAGTTGCCGAAAATCCGACTTTAATATTGTTACTCATGAGAATACCTTGGAAAATGTTTCGTCAATTAAGCGTTGCGAGTCAAACGAGTTGACACGATGCCTATATGCCCGAGGTATGCCGTTGCTGTATAGCTCGGCATCAATGATCTGCATGCCTACCGACATTGGTAGTTCCTCGGTTATCTCATAGAATCCCCAACCGGTGATTGATGCAATGCGCCAAACATAGGACGCAATCCAGTTGGGGACTGCTAGTTTTTTGACTGTGGCGAATCTGGGCTAGGATTCACCGCATGCGTAACTGATGCAAGGTATACCTCCATGCACTTGCTCATCTCGGTCGTGTATGGTTCCAGATCTGCATGGTGCCTGATGTTTGAATCAATCCAGTCGTCAACAGCATTGGCAAAATCTGCCTTGTTGTTAACCACCGATCGGATTGATTCCTTTGGCTCGGTGTGCAGGAAAACGAATGCGGCAGTTTTCTGCATCGAATCACCGATATCATCGGAGAACACATTATTTCTCTGCAACCATGACAGGCTCAATGCCGTCATTGGGCGCAGTTTAAATTTGCCAATTTTTTTCGGCCCATCGGTCATGCCTTGCTCACGCAATGCCTCGTCGTCTGTCATTATTTCTAGCATATTGTTTTTGTGGTTAGATCATCGATGCGATCGTGCGCTTTGTCTCGTCACTCGCATTCTCGGAAATTGCAATCCGGCGACCATCCTTCTCGATGATTGCCATCCGGGGGGTTGCTTTAATGTCGGCAATCAATTCATCCCGGTTCGCGGCATAGCAGCGCATGTAATTGATGACCGATCCGGGGTCTTTCTTCATCAGCTTTTCCCCGCCGGTCGTCATGCCGTCATAAACGACATTCGCCTGAATGCCATCGTCATTGATAGCGTCGAACCAGTAAACGATCGACTCCTTGCCGTCCCGGCGAATCATGCGGGTCAGCGCAACCTTCTTAAAACCCATGGTCAGCAAAGCAGTCGCTGCCTTTAGGTTGGTCGTGTGGAATAGTTTTTGTCCTGTCATATTTATTGACTGCCTATTTTCACCGGGCAGTCAGCGGCGATCAGCAATTAAACTGTCATCGTCGATGCGTATTGGGTCGCACTGACAGAAATCTTCTTGAAGTCACCTTGAGCGATCGACTCATTGACCGAATCAACGATGATTGTGCCACCAGAAAGTCCGTAGGCATCGGTTTCATTGGCAAGTGCCAAGGTCGCAGCCACATCATAGGTTGCGTTGCCATTGATATAGCCCTCAAGCGAGATGGCTGCGGTCATGCCGCTATATGCGACTGCCACAACATCATTCTCGGCATCGCGCACCTCGGTCTTGACCGATTGCACATTACGAGAGAACGAGGTGAGAATGATATCAGTCTCGTTTACGATTCCGTATTCGAGATCTGCCGCTGCGCTTGACTTGTAGACTGTGGCTGCCATGATGTTTGGTGTTCATCATGGGCAAATTGTCAAATTGTCAACAAATCATGCTGCGGCTCGACATCGAACCGGCTGCAAAGTGCCTCGGCTGAAAATGTCACCTCAAGGATGCTCTCATCCCAGTCCTGCGTCGATCCTTGGTAAACCCATGAGTAGGTTTTGAGCGTCTCGATTCCGATCGATTTCATGTAACTCGTATCCACCAAGGTCGATTCGATCTGATCAATCCAAGCATCCACAGTGTCTGGTTCCTCATCACCGGCATGGAATCGCAGAGTGATTGCAATGCTGACCCTCTCAACATGCTGCAAGGCCTCGCTGTGTGGGTCTGCTGCGGTCACATCGACTGCCAGAACCGGCAGATCGATCGAGGCCCGAATCTTGGCATCGACCACCGAGATCGATTCATCCGGCCTATTGTTCTGCAATGCGGCGATTACCGCGAGTTTGAGTCGTTGTGATGTTGTCATGCGTTTGCTTTTTCGATGTTTTTGTCGATGATTTTTTGCAGTTGCTTGATGAAATTGCTGTATCCTGTTTTAATAGATTTCTCAATATCTGAATCCGATTGAATTTTACGAATATATGGCACTCTGTTAGTCAAAGTGATTTGTCTTTTTAAACCAGTGCCAGTTTTATCGCAGACTCCATTACCTTGATTCTCATGCCTTGTAATCCATGCCGCGACACCGGTGACTTTCTTTGCTGTTATTTGGTTGGTTGCCTGATACCAAGCACCTTTAGCAATGCCTGCCATCGCTTGTTTTTTGTCGATGTGAGATTCCTTATCGCCAACCTCGACCGGTTTTCTTCTAAATCTGCCATCTGTATTCAGTCCCTTTGGCACCTGCCCCCGAGAATTTCTGTTTCTTGAATGAACCTCACTAGCACCACCATCCTGCCCCTCAACATTTCCATGCCGGATCGCTCGGTTGACCTGCTTGGCGATGCTCATCATGTATTTTTCGCCAATTTTTTTGTTAATTCCATACGGTTGAACGGTGCTGATCAACCTTTTGCCGGCAGCGATTGCCACTGTGTCCAATCCATCTTCGATTGATTTGCCAGTTTCCTTGGTAAATGTTTCCAAGGTCTGTGTGAATTTCTTTACCGAGTTTCGGTCAATTTCAATTTTTACATTCATCGGGCATCGTTGATACTCGCCAGAGTAAAAGTCACCGCGACATTGCCGACCGCAACCTCGGCCACCCTAAATGCCTCGCCATCGATCGTGCAGCGTTTTTGGAGCATTCCGACTGGGTTGGTCACGGCACTCGGCTGCGCCACCGCGGTTGCCTGTAAATTGCTCTCTAGGCCACCTAGAGCGCCTTCAAATGACTTTCTGGCATCATTCCACACAACATCAAATGTCTGCCCGGCACAGATCATCTGTCGCGTCCCAATGGCAGCGTCAGTCTCGGCATTACCACCGAGCAGGAAATCATCGATGATGCTCATAATATGGGCGGGAATGTCAAGTCGGCTCGGGTGCCGCAGTCGTCTCGGCTGAATGCTGGTAAACATGCAGCACCTTGGGGATGTGGATGGTTGTTTCTGCTCGTTTCCTCGCCTGCATGCACCAGATCAGATCCTCCCCATAATTCGACTCGCCAAATTCGCACCCAATGACCCTCGACCTGCGCCATGCACAGACATGCCATGCGTCCCGCTTTGTCACTCCACCATTGAGGAATGCGTGGTCGCCTTGCCGCAGTCGAAACTCAACGGTGCTGATCTGGTCGTTGTAGGTTGCTGCCTGAAGGAATGTGATGACATCCGCGCCAGAGATCGCCGCCTTGAGGATGCTTGAGATGTAATCCGGCGTGATGTCGTCATCATCGTCCACAAATGCGAAATATTCCCCTCTGGAAATATCCAGCAATGCCTGCCTTTTTGCCCCGATGCTCCGGGTGCGGTTGTCACACAGCACCAGATGCTCGACTTGCCCGGGATATTCCGCTGCTTGAAGTTGGATTTTGTCCTGCAACAATTGCAACTTCGCCTCTCGGCCCGGAATGGTTGGTGTTAAGATTGAGAGTTTCATTGGTTTATCTTGATCCAGACTCTGCCGACTTGGGCGATTTTGTAATTGTTCGATTCTGCATGCTCATCCACAGCTTTTTTTACATCATCACAGGGATAATCATGCCCAGAGAACAAGCCATCGGATTTGCATTTCGGAAACCATGTCGCGACATCCTTGACCACCGAGTCATAATCGTGAGCAGCATCGATATAAATCGCATCGATTGAATTGTCCGCGAATAGATCGGCAGACTCGGCGCTATCCCCTTCGATGATCTCAATCATGTCGTGAACACCGGCGCGGCGAATGTTTTCCTCAAACACATGTCGAATGCTGCCACCAAGACCATCGACAATAGCAAGGTGCGCCGGTTGGTTTTGCTCACCTTTGAATGTGTCCACGCAATAAATTTTGCAGTTCTTCCCGAGGTCTTGCAGTGCTTGGCACAGGCAGACAATTGATTGTCCCATCCATGAGCCAATTTCAACGAATGTCGAACCGTCCTTGATAAGCATCGCCAAGTTGCGGTAGAAATCCTTGAAGTCACACCACCCGGTGATGTCACTTGGCACGGCAATACCAGATTGCAGGCGATGCAAAGTTCCTTTGCCAAACTCATAATTGCGTTTCGCATTTGATCTCGCGTATGTCTCATCCATCTCACCGAGTCCAAATGCTGGGTGCATGTGGGTGAATGTGATATCCTTGCCGTCGATAACGATGCCATCGGCATATGCTTGATTCGTAAACCAGTTGTCAGAGTAGACAGAGAAAAACTCCGGGTGGAACATGTAACCTTGCTGCTTGTATCTTGCACGATTGAGAATTGCCATGCAGAGCAAATCATCATTTCTCGATCCATCCGAAACTGCCAACACCGCAGGGTCTTTGGTGCCGTTGAATTTATCGAGGATCAGTTTATCCCAGTGCATCGGTGGCTCCCAGTCGTCCGAGAGTTGAATCAAAATCTCACCTTTGGATTTTCTCGCTGCCGTGTTCCATGCAGCAACTGGGCCTGCACCATCGCTGATGACATGGCGACAAGTAAGAAATGGGCCGATCATATCATCATCTGCATCTAATGCGTAAATATGTTCGATCGCATCTGGATCTGCTGCCCGATCCAACCATTTCGCGCGAGCCGAGTATGCCTTGGCGGGTCTGCCTCGGGTCGCATGCAATAGGCTAATTTTCGCCCCGCTGCGGATGAAGTGATTTTCCTCGATCGCGTCTGCCTCCTCAAATCGGTTGTTCGCCCGGAGTGCCATGCCGCGCACCTGAATGCCCTGCCATCCGTAAAACTTCTTTCGACTATTCCACCACCATGCCGGCGGCTGCGACAACGACATCATCGTTTCTGACCAATCCAAGGCGCTTTGAAAATTGTTCGATTTGAGTGCCTCCATCGCCAGTTCTGCGTATGCCTCGCGTCGATTCGGACTGACCGCAATCGCCTGCAAGTAGAGTTGCGCCCGAGTTGTTGCGTCCGGCACCATCTGACCCATGACCAGAAATGCCTCGTAGCGTTCTGGTTGCCCGGCATCAGGTGCCATCGCCAACTGCTGTGCAGTCTCGGTCGCCTCATCAGTCATGCCCAATGCGCGTTCTGACTGCATGCGGTAGAAAAGCATCGCACTGGTCTGCTCATCATCTGGGATCGATTTGAGAATCCGCAGGTTGCGCTCATCACTTGATGATTTCCGCTTGCCGATCGGCATGTGCAGGATCGAAACCTGATCGAATTTCGCCATCTTGGCACCCTCGGGAAACTTCAGAGATTCATGGATGCGGTTTTTCCATCGGGCTGCGCCTTTGCGCCAAACTCGTTCACGGTGCAAGGTGATGCCATCATCCGGCACTTGATAGGGGATCAGCACACCTTGAATGTCGGCACCCAACCTCGGGATCATGTCGCGGATCTGCTGACAAGTATCCTGCGAAATCACATCATCGGTATCGGCCCACATCAGCCAATCACCAGTCGCCAGATCGAGCGACTTGTTCCGAGCGGCACCGAAATTATCAACATGCGGCCAATCATGCTCGTTCAAATATTCATCGCAAATGCACCCTCGGCTTTTTGCGATCTCCAATGTCTTGTCCGGTGCTTGATTTCCAATCGCCCGAACCACCACGATTTCATCGGCTACATGCTGGAAGTGATCCAGAAACCGACCAATGTATGTTTCAACATTTCCGACAATAACGCACAGAGATAGTTTCATATTTATAGAAAAAAAGCACCGGCCCACTATTGCAGGCCGGTGCTAGGTTAGGAATTAAGCAGGGATCGTGACCAGAGCAAGACCGAGGGTCAAGGCTGGGGTAAATCCGAACAAGCACTCAAAGTTGGCGAAATGCTTACCAGTCGCAGCATTGAAGTGGCGACGATAACCCATCGTGATGCCGTTGCTTGCAGACACTTGCTCGGCAGCGAGGTATTCGCCGGGGGCTTGTGGCTCAAGATAGCGCATGGCGATGGCGATCGCGTCTGGGTGAACAGCGAAACCACCGAGCTTGGTCAGACCATTGGCTGGGAGGATGTTCGACTCATACATCGACATGCCGAGGAGTTTCGGAATCTGACCATCGCGGACTGCTTCGGCACCACCGTAGTTGAGGGCTTGAGCAACACCAGACGAGGTGAGCAGACCAGTGTAGACTTCGCTATCCGAGATGAACGACAGGCGATCGGTCGGAACATTGCGTTGCACAAGTGCTTTGCGGAGTGCGCCGATTTGAGCGATCGTGTAGTTTGCGCCAGCAGTCGTGAGAACAGCGGCACCAAAGTTGGCAACCGTGATTGCGCTCCAGATGTCGGTGAGGACGATACGAGCAAGGGCTTCACCGGCTTGGATGGCGAGGTTGTCCATCACAGCAGCACTGCTGTTGGCAACTTGCACATCGGTCAGATCGATCGAGGCGATGCGGTGTTTGTCCATCGACACGGTGGCGAATGTGATAGCGCCGCCGCCAGTTTCGTAGCTGTTATTGAAGGTCGTAGCGGTGATTCCGCTGATGAGCGGAACGATAACAGCATCACCTTTGCGACGAGCCTCGTCAGAGAAGTCTTTGGTAAATGCGTTGAGCGGGGTGAGCTTCGCCACAAACGCCTGCATGGCGACTTGGGAGAAGATTTTATCGTTGAGGGCAATGGTAGCCATAATAGTTCAGTGTTGTAGATTAGATTTTGTAGCGGTTATTGTCTGCGAGAATCTCGGCCTTGTGAGCGGCGAAATATTCGGCAGCGTCAGCAGGTGAGAGTTTTGCCATGACAGCAAGGTGGCTCGGGGGTGCCTCGTTGTTATCAGCAGCAAGAGCAAGAGGAGCAGGGTGGCCGGTGGCAGCGAGCAACTCGGATGCTTTGGCCGAAACCTTCTCTTCGGAAACCTCGGTAGCCTCTTCCAATTCCTTGATGGTTTCGGAATCAGCGATTGCCTTTGCTTCAAATTCAGCAACAGCAGATTGTGCCGCAGCCAGATCGTTTTGAAGTTGTGCGTTCACCTCAACCAGACCAGTCAACTCATCGACTTTCTGGGTGGCTTTTTCGAGTTCAGCCCGGAGGGTGTCATTTTCGAGGATCGCTGCTTCGATTTTTGCAGCTTCATCGTTGCCCGGGAACAATTTTGCGAGGATTCCAGTCATGCCATTAGTTGTGTTGTCAAATTCTTCTTCTTCCTTTTCCTTGCCGTCCTTGAGGATGACATCGACAAATCCATTTGCCTTTGCCTCTTCAGCGGTCATCCAAGTCTCGGCATACATCATCTTGCGGATTTCCTTTTCATCGCCGCCAGTCCGCTCGGCATAAATACCAGCAATCTCTGCGCTGATGCCTTCCAGCAAATCTGATTGTTTCCGTAGGGATCGAGAATCACCGACCGCAATGGTCGATGCCTCATGGATCATAATGCGGCTACCAGCAGTCATCCTGCGCTTGTCACCTGCCATCAAGATCACGCTGCCCATCGATGCCGCCAGACCATTGACGGTCGCAGTAACCTCGACTCCTCGGGCCGACATCGAGCGCAGCGCATTGAAAATCCGCTGACCTTCAAAAACTGACCCGCCGGGCGAATTGATTTCAACCTCGACAGATTCCAAGGCATCGTCGGCAGAGCATACCACCTCACCGATGCACATCTGGGCGATCACCGCAGCAGGACCATAGAGTTTGTCTAGGTCATCGATGAGTTTATCAGCACTCTCCTTGTAAACGCCGGAGTTGAGTTTTACCTTACCGGCTCGGTTTTCGATGTGAATTTCCATGTCGTTAGTTCGTTCGTTGTCAAGTTGTCAGCTTCAGTTGGTTTGAGGTCGACTGCCATTGTCTAAATCATCATCTGAATCTTCATCATCGTCATTCGATGACCTGCTTGAGTTTCCATTGCTCGATGCCATCTCGTTCGGCGTGAGCATCGACATTTCACGGTCGTCAATATCGACACCATACAGATCCGATGCGTCTCGGGCCGCGAGTTTCCGCAGCGCAACTTCCTGCGCTCGTTCTTGGTAATGCGATTCGAGGGTCTTGCCGCGCATCGAAACGATGTCGCGGAGGTTTGCCGCGCCCATCTTCCAAAGTGCTTCCAATTCCTTGGTGATTCGACCATCATCGATGGTGAGTTTCGGCGGGGTCGAAAAATCCCAGTTATACCAGTCCACGGCAGCAGGCAGATCGCCTCGTTTCTGCATCTTGCTGATCGCATATCCGATGATTCGACGGGCAGCGTAGAACAGCAGATCCTGACGATCCTCGATCGATCGTTGCGCCATTGCAATCTCGGTGCGTTGAGCGGTGCCACCACCAGATGCGTGACCATCGTAGAATGCCATCGGCCAATTCAGACCGGCAAATGCCGATTTGAGCAGTCGATTGTGGAAATCAAGAAATGGATTGCCCGGACGATTGTTGACCAGAGTCTCAATCTTGCCACCCGAGTTGCTGCGGAAATACCGAACGGTGCCACCATCCAGACTCTCGACCGTCATGCCCTTGGTTGATTCGGTGCTACCGATCAGCGCATTATATGGGTCATCATGGTCTGGGCCGCCGGTGTCGTTGTATTCGACCAGTGAGATCGATGACATTTGAAGCATCGCCAACCTTTCCCACTCGGTCGATTGGATCATATCGCGGCAATCGTTGATGCAATGCGTCAACGCAGTCAGTCCGCGACTCTGATATTGCCACTCGGGATCAAACAGGTGGATGACATTTTGCGCCGGCAACCACTGGTCGAGTGCGCCAGACTTATCACAGAATGCGTATTCCTTTGCTTCACCGCTTGCAAAGTAGATGATGCCGTCTTGAAGCGTCCCACCTCGGTATTGTTTGCCATCGCTGAATCCTTTCGGTGTTGCAATGCGATGACTCGGGATGCCTTGGTATTGCGGGAATCCAGTTGCGGTTTCTGTGAGCAAAATAAAAATCTCACCATCGATGTCGATCGAGGTTGACCATCCGAATAGGTTGGTTTTGAGGTCGTGCATGCCACCTCGGGAATCACCAATGCGGTAGAATACATCGGTCAAGAAGTTGGTCGCTGCGGCACCGAATACATCATCCAGACCTTTGTAGATCGGGACGAATGCTCGACCGACCGCATACATTCCGCGTTGATTGATCGCATTTTTGATCGGGCCGAAATTCAGATAAATCCTTCGGGCATGAGATTGCAGGGTCACGCGATCGACCGATGGAACCAGATCGCTGATGTCCTTTTTCTCGGTAGGCTCCCATGGGCGATAACGAGTTTCCTGCGCTGCCCTTGCCGCTTTGTAACTAACCTGCCTGCCGAATTGATCGAGTATTGCCATGTTTTCGTATGTTAAAATCGACCAAGTGACCGGGATTGTGATGGCACAAATCCGTTGCTCAAGTAATCCAATGCCCAACGCAGCGCATTCTGGCGATCAGACTCATTCAGCCCGACCATCTTTTGCATCGTGACCGAGTTCTTTGTGGCACTCGTAATCGAATCCAAACCACCCTTTGTCAATGCGCCGGCGACAGATGCGTCGAATGCTGACCGAATCGATGCGATCCGCTGGGGGTTACCCTGCGCGTAGTAAAATAAATTTTTCGCAACATCTTTAGGATTCGCCGCCATCTATTGTGCCGAAATGTCAAACATCAAACCCCGGTATCAGTTTCAGCATCAGCGCAGCCACAATCTGCATCGACTCGACATCCCATGCGTGGTTATTGTTCCGAGTCCTAACCCATCGATATTCGACCTGCTTGGTTTTGCTATTCGTCACCTCGCGTTTCATCTCGGAATCGATCTGCTTGAGGAAGTCCGATGACGCATCATCCGGGATATCCCATGACCCTGCCTTGCCGATTCGGTGGGCATGCAGGATGTCCTTGATACGATCCGATGCCCAGTGAGCATACCGAGCCTTGCCGCCGCTCGATGCGGTTGCATCTTGAAACCGGGTAAATGGTCGGTGTATGATGTCACCATTCTGCTTCTTAAACGCGAACGATTTCTGACCCGATCCATGCAGTGCCGTCCAGTTCATCCGAGCGCAGGCCGAGTAAACCTGATCGGTGTCATACTGGGCATCGACAAAGACACATTGCGGTCGAATGCCATATCGGTTCGCCACATCATGCACGGCATCGAATGTCTCAAGTCGCCCATACCAGAGCTGCATGCTCTTGCCACTTGCCGTCCATGCTCGGACACCGGCCCAAAAGTGATCTCGCTGCTTGTCCACCGTGAGGAATCGCTGCGCCTCATCCTCGATCTTTTGCCCAGCAGTAAATTCCCCAGTCAGATATCCATTGCCCACCAATTCCACCCGGTTATCTGACAGATCCTCTTCCCATGCCTCTGCCAATCGCTTCTGAATGAACTGCCGGAGTGGGTCAATGTTGCCAACCTTCATCGCTGCCTTGGCCTCAAGCCAGAGCAGCACGACCTCCCAAAGCGGTTTTCGCCAGTTGCACAGCACATTGTAATGAAACCCGACATGCCCCGGCAGACCTGATCCGCTTGGAACATATCGACCACCTTCGGCCAATGCCCTGCGAGGTTGCGGCGAATCTGGGCATCTCCAATCGCAGTCAGCATTCTGGCACCGCAGCACCGCAGTCTGCGCCCGGGTCAACGCATCGAGCGACTCATCGTCCGAATATGTGACATTCGCCCATGTCCATGGCTGAACCGTCCCGCAGGATGGACAGTCAAAACTAAATTCACGCCGATCAGTATTGCCCCATGCTTTGTCGAGGTCATCACCTTTGGCACCCGCCTGCGACAGGATGAAAAACTGCCGATTCCACCTGTCATGCAATCGACCTCGGGCCTCATTCAACATACCGGCTCGGTATTGCCATGCCTCGTCACAGAACACCCGGCGCATCGACTTCGATTGCAGGCCGGATAGATTCGCGCCAGTCAGGAACAACGACATTGACGGATAATCGGGTGGAATTGGTTGGGAATGGATATCTAACTGGGGAATTTACTGCCGGTCAGAAAATCGAAGACGAGGCACAGCGATTCCTTACGGTGGACAAACAGCGAGATCATTTTTGGGCAGGTATAAGGGCATGGACGGCAAGCGGAAAAAGCGCACAACTCTGGTATGGGCGACTTGAGACATTTGATGCCGTGCATGATGTGGCGATCCGTTATGGCATCCGACCGCAATGCGTCTTTGTCGATGCCCAGTATGACACCGATCAGGTCTATTCGGCCTGCGCCCGGATGAACTGGACGGCGCTGCATGGGTCTGGTCAGAAATCGTTCGCGTTTAAGAAGCAGAACGGTGACATTACCCACCGACCATTTACCCGGCTTCCGGCAGTCATCCTGCGCTTGTCGCCTGCCATCAGGATCACGCTGCCCATCGATGCTGCCAGACCATTGACGGTTGCTGTGACTTCGACACCTCGGGCCGACATCGAGCGCAGCGCATTGAAAATCCGCTGACCTTCAAAAACTGACCCGCCGGGCGAATTGATCTCAACCTCGACAGACTCCAAAGCATCGTCAGCAGAGCATACTACTTCACCGATGCACATCTGGGCGACCACCGCAGCAGGCCCATAGAGTTTGTCAAGATCATCGATGAGCTTGTCGGCACTCTCCTTGTAAACGCCGGAGTTGAGTTTTACCTTACCGGCTCGGTTTTCAATGTGAATTTCCATGTCGTTATTTCGTTCGTTGTCAAGTTGTCTGGCTTTTGCATTTGCCCATGATTGTCCCGGGTCACCGCCCCACAATGCCCACGCAATGCGACCGGCAGATGGATATCCATCCTCTCCGGGGCTAAATCCTTCGCCTTGTTTGTCGACTTCATGCCGAGCAAAATATGAAACCATTCGGCGCACGGTTTCTTCAGATAGGTTGGTGCGGTTTGAAATATCCCTCGCCCGAGCGACACCTACCTCTGTGCCTCCCCGGTTAAATTCCCGCCGCCACTGCAGTCCGAGCGATGCCTCGGATGCCATCGCTTCAGTTGGTTTGAGATCGACTGCCATTGTCTAAATCTTCATCTTCACCCACATCATTCGATGACCTGCTTGAGTTTCCGTTGCTCGGTGCCATCTCATTTGGCGTGAGCATGGACATTTCACGGTCGTCAATATCTACACCGTACAGGTCAGATGCGTCTCGGGCCGCGAGTTTCCGCAGCGCAACTTCCTGCGCTCGTTCTTGATAATGCGATTCAAGGGTCTTGCCGCGCATCGACACGATGTCCCGCAGGTTTGCCGCGCCCATCTTCCAGAGTGCTTCCAGTTCCTTGGTGATGCGACCATCATCGATCGTGAGTTTCGGCGGGGTTGAAAAATCCCAGTTGTACCAATCCACGGCAGGTGGAAGATCGCCTCGTTTCTGCATCTTGCTGATCGCGTATCCGATGATCCGGCGAGCAGCATAAAACAGCAGATCCTGACGATCCTCGATCGAGCGTTGCGCCATCGCAATCTCGGTGCGTTGAGCGGTGCCACCACCAGATGCGTGACCATCGTAAAATGCCATCGGCCAATTCAGACCAGCAAAGGCCGACTTGAGCAGGCGGTTGTGGAAATCCAGAAATGGATTGCCCGGGCGATTGTTGACCAGAGTCTCGATCTTGCCACCCGAGTTGCTGCGGAAATACCGAACGGTGCCACCATCCAGACTCTCGACCGTCATGCCCTTGGTCGATTCGGTGCTACCGATCAGCGCATTGTATGGGTCATCATGGTCTGGGCCGCCGGTGTCGTTGTATTCGACCAGCGAGATCGAGGACATCTGAAGCATTGCCAACCTTTCCCACTCGGTCGATTGGATCATGTCACGACAGTCATTGATGCAATGCGTCAATGCAGTCAGTCCGCGACTCTGATATTGCCACTCGGGATCGAACAGGTGGATGACATTTTGCGCCGGCAGCCATTGGTCGAGTGCGCCTGACTTGTCACAGAATGCGTATTCCTTTGCTTCACCACTCGCAAAGTAGATGATGCCGTCTTGAAGCGTCCCGCCTCGGTATTGTTTTCCATCGCTGAATCCTTTCGGGGTTGCAATGCGATGACTCGGAATGCCTTGGTATTGCGGGAATCCGGTCGCAGTTTCTGTGAGCAGGATGAAAATTTCACCATCGATGTCGATCGAGGTCGACCACCCAAATAGGTTGGTCTTGAGGTCGTGCATTCCACCTCGGGAATCCCCGATCCGGTAAAACACATCAGTAAGAAAATTGGTCGCTGCGGCACCGAACACATCATCCAGACCTTTGTAGATCGGGACGAATGCTCGACCGACCGCATACATTCCACGCTGGTTGATCGCATTCTTGATCGGGCCGAAATTCAGATAAATCCTCCGAGCATGCGATTGCAGGGTGACGCGATCAACCGATGGAACCAGATCGCTGATGTCCTTTTTCTCGGTCGGCTCCCATGGACGATAACGAGTTTCCTGCGCTGCCCTTGCCGCTTTATAACTTACCTGCCTGCCGAATTGATCGAGTATTGCCATTTTCTCGTATGTTAAAATCGACCACGCGACCGCGATTGTGACGGCACAAGAAACGCAAAATGGAGATACTTTTTCCGTCAATGTCGTTGT